AACCAGTTAGATGCGTATAATATTTTTTAAGAATTGCAATAGCTTTATCATAATCATCTGTATTCTTTTGAACTTCTAGATCAGATACTTCAGCACCAGCTTTGTTAGATATGTTTGTATAGTAAAATGTTTTTGGTATAGTACCATCTTTTTCTAACTGCTCTAACTCTTCAATAGAAAAGAACATACCTGCTTTATGTAATTCTTGCAGCATTTCATTCTTATCCATTGATTTAAGATATATTTTTAAAGAAGCTTCTATTTCTTCTTTTTTGTTATCATATAACTTTTGTTGTATGGTAAGAATTCTTTGAAATTGTTCTTGAAAATATTCTGGGTTTGCAAATAGGTTAGCAGCATCAATAGCTTTTTGACTTCTTTCTTCAAGAGTAGCGTAGTCTAACAAATCTTCAAAAACATCACTTAAATCTTCATCAGAAGTGTAGTCACCATTTTCTCTTGCAAGAATTTTTACATATCTGTTAAATGCAGTTTGAGCTTTTCTTCTTGTACGTGCTGTTATATCTTCAGTCCCAGACTCAGTTCTTTCAACTTTTGCCTGAGTCATTGCCTCAGCAAATTTTTCTAAAGCATTAAGTTTTAATTTTTTATTTTTTAAAGTAGAATCAGATTTTTTTGTACCACCGTCTTCTAAAGCTTGTATTTCTTTTTTTAATAAATCAATTTCATTTTGTGTATCTTTTAAAGTAAACAAAGAATTAAATTCTGAAAATGGTGTATTTTTTAAATTAGCTTTATCTTTTGCTTTTTCTAATATAGACTCTAATCTGCTTTGAGCATTATCAAAAGCATCTTGGTTAAATACAAACTCTTCTAAAGCATTATCCCAAGCTAGCTTACCTAAAGCTGCTTGTATTCTTAGCTTACCATCATTAGCATACTGGCTTGGATCAAAAGGATTAGGATATAGTTTCTTTACTTTATCCCATCTTTGTTGAATACGTTCAGCCCTTTCAACTGATTTATTTATTTCATTATCAAATTCTACTTTACTTATACCATAAGATTGTTGGATTTCTTCTTCCGTTAAGTTATTAAGTTCCTTTAATTGATTTATATGGGTACCTAATCTACCATATCTTAATGCAGTTAACACATGTTTAAAGCCAGCACTATTTTTAAAATCATAGTATCCTTTAACATCTCCTTCTTTTTCAGCTTCTTTCATCATGGTATTTAACTCTTTCTGAGTTACCATATTTATGAGTTCAGGACTAAGATATTTTTCAGGATCATTATTAAATTCATTTAGAGTTTTAACTACCTCATCTATTCTTTCTTTTCTTTTTCTATCTAATTGTTCTGCTTCTGCAATTTGTTTTTCTGTACCAGTAGCAATACCTAGCTTTCGCCCTACTTTACCTAATCCAAAATAACTACCTGTACCATCTTCTTGTTCTGAATATTTAAAACCTCTAATTCTTAAATCACTATTTGGATCAAATAAATCAGCTACACCTGACATAGCTTGACCAGCTCTATTAGAAATAGGACCAGCAATACCACCCATTAAAAAACCTGATAAAAATACTTCACCGCCTTCTGCTGTAAATTGATGCCCTATATTTTGTGCTACATAAGAATAGTACCCGCCTCTTGCTATATCTCCTTTAAATTGAGCAGTGTAATAATCTTCATTTCCTCCTGCAATTATTTCTTGAGCAGATTCTTGTAAACCTTCTGCAAAGTTAGCTGATGTATATCTCTGTGCACCTGCTAACCACAATCTAGGGTTTTTTGCATAGGCCCATCTTTTTGCAAAGTAACCTTTAGGTAATTTACTATAAGCATCTTTAACGTACTTCTTAGGGTTAAATAGTATTTTACCCATACCTGTTTCAGTTATATCGCCAACTAATCTTTTTGAAAACTTTCCAGGTTTTAATATCCCATCTAATACAATTTTATTACTATATAATATGACAGGAGTATTTGTAAGTGTAGTAAGACGACCTGCTTTATAAGCAGTTTGTTTTATTTCATTAGCAACACTATCAGGCATTTTTTCACCAGGATGAGCAGCTTTCCAATCATTATATAAATCATTTACCATTTGATTTTCAACCATTCCTCCTTCTAAAGAACCTTCTCCAAATGCTAATCTTATATTACGTGCGTCTTTATAAAATTCAGCAAAACCTCTAGTTGCAGTTTTTAAATTTGCTAAAGCATCTGATGCATTATCAGCTTTATTTAGCGCATAAACCTTTTTCCTATTCCTTGCAAAATTTAATGTATTTTCTAGAGGGTTTAAAAACTTCATTGTAGCCTTTCCCCCAGCCATAAATGCTTCTCTAGCTTTATTTATATCTTTAAAACTTTTTAATGTTTTGCCAAAGTTTTTTGTAGCTTGCCATGCCCTACCAATTTTAGTGGCAGCCATTGTAGCTCTTGCTCCCATTAATGATAAATCAGCTGCTAAAGCAGGGGTTGCTGCACCAAACGTTGGAACTTCAGCTATACCAAGACCAACTGCTGCAAGACCTAAAGCAACTTCCTCCATAATTAATTCACCCATGATACCTAAAGTATAACCTGAATTTAAGAATAGATTTGTACCAAATTTACCTGTGTCAGTACTACTACCAATATCCATTGCTCTTTTAAACTTTTCAGCGGTACCTGTATCATTCATATCTCCAAATGACATAGCATCAGTAAATGCTAAACCAGCAAGATTAGTCCATTGACCAGCAGCTCTTGAAAACTCATCCCAACCACTAGATGCATCATTGTACACTTGTTCATTATCTATAAAAGGAGAAAAACCAAGTTCACTAAACTTATTATGATGATAATATCTATCCATAAAAGTATTCATTCCATAATCACTTGTATGAAAATCACCTATAACTGATGTTGGCTTTAATACATTTTGCTCAGGCATAGTATTTAAAAAATTATCAGTTATAGCATTTATGTTTGCAGTACTAGCTTCAGTTGGTTCATACAAAGGTTGTTGAAATCTTTCTGGATAGTATTGTTCTACATCAGGCATTTGAGGAGCCTGCGGAACATAAGGTGTAGGTGCTCCTGCACCCATGTTAATTGCGCCACTAGATAAATCAGGCGGAGTTATAGTAAAGTCTGGTGGTAAATTGTGCTCTGCCATAATTATTCAATATTTTTTATCCCATTAGTTAAGTTCCATTGCTTTTCCATTAAAGCCATTTGTTGATCAACTGGTATAATTAAATTATTATTTAGATTATTAAAAGCATCTGTTAAATTAGTTTGATTAGGTAAATATTGTTGAAAATTTTCCCAGTTATATGATCCGTCATCATTTATACCTGTTGCAAGAATACCTTCTTGTATATAACCACCTGGTGCTTTTGTAATTCTAACACCTTTTGTATATTTAGGAGAAGACTCTACTTTTACTTCACCCGCGTAATCCATTAGTAAATCTAAACTAGTTTTTTCTGCATTGCTTGTAAATATATTGTTTGCATCACTTTTAGGTACATACATTGTAATTCCTTTAGTAACTAAATCTTCAGTTATTCCTCTTGTAGGCCCAGCATCATCTTCTGAACCTTTATAACCTTGTACATATTTTTCACTAAATTTAATATTCATTCCTACCCAATTATCATCACCACCTGCAATATGAGTGTATGTGACATTAGGTGTTAATCTACTGGCTCCTTTTGGATTTTGTGTTAAATCTGTATATGCTAAAGCAGCTAATCTTTTTGCATCATCATTACTTTCATCAGGTAAATTTGCACTAAAATCACCCATACTAAATATAGCATTAGAGCTTGAGAATGCATTTTTTAATAAACCTGTTGTACCTAACATACTTACTGATGCTGGATAAAGAGGATCAACATTTGCAAAATTTAATCCTTTTACAGATGAGTTACCTAAACCATGTGTTTCAGCCCAACCATAGTCTGCATTAGGATCTGCTAATGTACTAAAAGCTCTTTTCCAAGTATCTAATAAACCTGGGTTACCTTTACCATCTAAATTTTGTGATTCAGAATATCCAGGAGCATCCCAGTTTGCTACATCCCAAGGGCTATCATAATCAAAACCTCTATCAAGAAAGTCTTGTCCTTCACCCCATAACCAACCACTTCCTAAAATACTCAGTCCTAAGTCTTTAGCAAGTTCTAGTGCTCCAAGTCCTGTAGTGGCTGCAAAATCTACACCAGAAGCTACAATATTATATATACCAT